CAGTAAGTGTGTCGATTCTACCCTTAAATAAAATAACTTTATCAACTTCTTGAGCTGTGTCAGGATGAAAGAAAAACATTTTCAAAGATATAGGTCTGCTTTGATAATTCTCAGTCGTTGCATAACCTACTATATCTGCATTTTGTCCTGAGATAGTGATAACTAAAGTAGTAGAAGATAGTTCGCTATTCTCTTCAACAGCCGAAATAGTAAGCAACTCACCTGCTGCGGTATAAGTTATACCATCGCTGCCAGTGAAATTTTGTGTGCCTGTCCACAAATTTACTGCCCCTGAATCAAAGTCTAAATTGACTGCAAAACCTATCTGCTGTCGTTCATTAGCTAATCTGTTGGTAACATCTGTTGGAATGTCTCTGCTACCCATTGATAACCTCTATTGCACTGAAACTTATGCCATATAAACTAGCTTGATTGACAGACCAATTAGCTTGGTTAGAAGTCAATCTGAACTGTCCTTTAGGTGAAGCAAACTTAACATAATGTCCGTCAGTTATATCTTGTCTAAGTTTTGGTTCTGTTCTAACTCCATAGTTTGTGCTAGTCACAGTAGCATCTTCTACAGCTAAGAGATACTGCACAGGGTCAGAGGTTGCTGAAGCTGCGTTATGAACTGCTAGATAGTCCCCTTTTTTAATTGTGCCTGAACCGCTTGATAATCTGTCTAGCGATAAGCCAGTTACACCCTTGACGTTTTGCTGTACTTTACAGTTTGCAGTTGATGATTCATCAACTAAAGCACGATCTACCACAACAGCAGTGTTTGAAGTTTTTGAAGTAATTTTAAAAGTGCCATTGTTATCATCATTGGTAGCACCTGATACCAAAATAAATGCACCAGCCAAAGCAGAGCTAAAAATATTGTTGGCTGACGATATTGTTTTGCTTGAGGCTGTAAAAGATAAAGTTTCATCGGTATCTGATATTAAATTGCTTGTTGCTAAAAAGGTCTCGTTGTATGTGCCTGTGTTAGTTGTATGTGAGGGGTCACCTAGTAAAAAGGTATTTTTGACACCTTGTAGTCTAGTTAAGAATGTGACCCACTCTACCGCATCTGATCTTTGTAAAGGTGGTAATGTTAATTGTGCTGTCCAAAATACGCCATCGTATTCTTGTATTCTTTGTCTATTGGTAAATACAGACCTACTAGCTGCTATGTTTCTATTGAGTGTGAAGGTTACAGTAGCGAAGTTAGTGTTAGTTGGTATATCTATAATCATCTGAATGTTTTCCTAAAAGTACCACCTCTTTGCATGGCTTCTGCTACAGCATTTTTTGAGGTTTCTGCTATATCAGGCAAAAGCTGTAAAACTTCGTTTTTTACTGTGTCTTGAATACCTGTAGCAAAGTTTAAAGATTGATTGATTACAACACCACCTGTTTGGCCTTGATGATGGTCTATAATAGTTTCGTTAGGGTGAAGGATAGCTGGGAAACCACCCTTGCCATCTATACCCCCTGCTCTAGCACCCATACCAGTAAAACCACCGCCCTCGGCATCACTTAATGCATTTAAAAGAGCATCGCCTGAACTGACTGCTGGGGTACTAGTACCACTACCAAATAAATCTATATCTGAAAATATACCGAACAAAGGGGCTATGATACTTTGTCTGATTGACAGTCTTAACAAATCTGCAATCAATGAATCTATTAAACTACTAAAACTTAACTTACCAGTTTGGGCAAAAGTAACTAAAGCATCTTCAGCGCCTTTAAAAGCATTGACAGCAGCGTTACCAAAACCAACAGTTTCTATGTTTGCATCTGTTAGCGTTGCCCCATAAGCCTCTAACGGGTTTTGTAAATTCGTGACTGAGGTTTCCCCTACATTTCCCAAATCCCTTAAACTATCAACTAAATTTGAGACTTCTTCATTACTACCTCCCAAAATTTCATTAAGTTTGTTTTCCAAAGTATCAGCAAATTTTCTTACCTTATTGCCACCAAAATCTGTGCTGTTAGCAAAATCGATGAGGTTTTGTTTGGTATCTTCAATTTCCTTGTCTGCTGTACCCATGATGCCAATAAATCTTGACATCTCTGCAACGTTACCTGAAGCAGCAGCAGCCATAAAACCAAAACCAGCACCAGCCTTTTTCGCTTCGTTACCTACGATAACAATATGATCTATCATCGGTATTAGAGTCTTGGCGAATTCCTCTAAGCTATCTAATAAATCTGCAATAGTTCTTATGAACGAGACTAAAGTACCTAAAATTTTATCTCTGATAGTCTCTCCAAACTTCATCACACCATCATCATTTGCAGAAACAGTCTCTTTAGTCAACTCCTTAAAGGACTCAGCTAAATGTTGCAAGATCGGTAAGAAAGCTATAGATATTGATGCTGTAGCAGTTTTAAATTGTCTGTTGATGAAAGCCAAAGTATCGTTGAATTTTTCTGACTGTCTTATGCCTTTTTCACTTAATATCAAACCATAAGCTTTGGCTTTGTCTATGAAATGATCGAAAGAATCGCCACCATTATCCAAAATATCAACTATTTGACCACCTGCACGTCCAAACAAGTTAGCTGCCACAGTAGCTTTTTCAGACTGTGATTCAAGACCTGCCATACCATCTGACACTTCTCTTAACAAGATGTCCATAGATTTAGTTTCGCCATTGACATCTGTAATGGACACGCCTAAATCATTGAATATATCCGCCTGTGTTTTCAGACCTCTTTGAGCATCACCGACAGATCGTGTAAATTTTTCAAGTGACTTATTGGCTATTTCAACAGATACGCCTGATTCTACTGCTGCAATTTGAAAAGCTTGTACTGTATCTGTAGCTATACCAGTTCTAGTAGCTACTTTACCAATAGCATCTGCAAACTCAAAAGAACTTCGTGCTATAGCCGCTACTGCAACTGAGGCTGCTGTGAAAGCAACTCCTGCTGTAGCTACACCTTTAGCTAAACCACCGACAACTTTACTCGCACCACCTGCTGCTTTACCAAGACCTCTGAATGTTGCACTAGCTTTATCTTTAGCAGAGATTAATATTTTGTAACTTTGACTAGCCATTTTTTTGTCTTTCTGCTTTTATTCTAAAGTAAGCTGTCCATAATTGGTATTCTTCTATAGACATTAGCTGTATCTCATGCAAAGACTTGCCTAGTAATTCAGCTAATTGGAATTGATTGTAAAGATTATGATTGTCTCTTAACTTTTTTTTACTTCTTCTTCAGGCTGCTCTGCCATGATTTCATTAGATACTCTGATAAGGACGTTACGATCTACTTTTGTGAGTAATGTATTTTTATCTTCTAAAGAAAAGATTTGATCGCCATTGGCATCTAAAGCTTTGTAGATGAGAACATAAGCTAACATAGTCATCTCATTGTCTTTGGCCATCGCATAAAGCTTAGAGGTTTCTTGCAGAGTAAGGGGTTTAGCGTAAATCTCTAGGGGTGCATTATCATCACCCCACTCAGGTACAAGTATTTTTTTGACATCAAGACTGTCAAAGTGTGCTTTAGCTTGATCTATTACTTTCAATACTATGCAGTGCCGATAGTTAATGCGCCAGTACCTTGTACTGTGAATGACCTTTCAACTAAACCATCGAAGCTTTGTGTCTGTGAAATACCAGTCACGATCCCTGATCCTGATAGTTGGTATGCACCTGAACCACTGCCTTCGGGTTGGAACAAAAACGCTAGACTACTGCCAATAGTCATAGCGGTTTGCGCTGTATCTGTGTCATCGAATAGCGCATCAATAGACGCTGTAAATGTATTTAGAGTAGCTTTAAAGCTTCTAGTAGAATCGCCCATAGCTGTATCTTCTACTGTGTCACCTGTTTGATCGACAGTAAATGATCTGATTTCGCCAATAGCGTTACCACCTGCTTTTACTACACCTGCTGAACCTGAAAAAGTTGCCATAATTATATACTTCCTTCTGTATGATGATAAGTTATTTGAAATGTCATTACAACAATTCCTAACGGATTATCACCCTCTGCATTATATGATATATCTGTGTTGACTAAAAAGCTATCTAAAGCGAGATCATTTATCAATCTATCTGTAAATAAAGCTTCTTCTACCTCCTCACAAATGGTATCTATTGTATCGTCAAAGTTTGTGTTTGCTTTGACGTAACCCTCCACCACTAATGATAGAACTTTTTCTATTGCTCTTGGCGGATTTGTGGTCAAAGGCTCTGAGGTCTCTTCTCTAGTGTATATTAACAAACATGGTAGTTTGGTATTCTCTATGGGGTAAACTCTGCTCTGAAAGACATTAGAGCCTGTAGTAGTCAAACCTGTAAGTGTACTAGCTACTCTTTCCCTAATAGATTGTCTTTTATGTGCCATCAGTCTTTGTCGTTTTTATGCGATGCACCAAAATAAAAAGATATGACTGCACTTGCTAATCCACCTAAGTAACCTAATACTAGGTTAATCAAAGCTTCTGAGTTTTGTTCAGGTGGTTGTATTGTGACTAAAAAGATATAACCCATGAAGCCACCTATAACCACAAGACCAAGTAATTTAGAAGTCCAGTCTTTAGAAAAAGTTTTTCTAGCATCTTGTGTATCTTGTGTCTCTAGTTTAAACACATCGACTTCAAGCTCTTTCATCTTGACTTCAAAATCTTTTTCAACCTTTTTAAGCTCTAGTAACTGTTCAGGTGTCGCTTGTTGGATGGCTTTCTCTACTGCTTTTTGATTGTTTGGCACACCGAGCTTTTCTGCTATCATGCTGACTGCTGCGCCACCTAGGGGTGACCCTAGTGCTGAACCCAAAGCTGGGGCTATTGTACTTATTATATTTTTGAGCATATTAATCCTGTAATATCAAAGTTGTTGTGCCTGTACCATCAGGCTGTATGTTGACTATATTGTAAGTTATGCCATCTATGGCTATCGTATCTGCTGTGTCTATGTTAGTCACATCTGAAGATCGGCAAGTCACGACTGGTTGTGTGCCATCAACATCGACTGATTCACCTGCAATAGCAAAGTATTCTTTGTTTATGATGACACTAATACTAGAAGCTGCACCATTGATAGTCACAGTAGCACTAGAGCCATGTGTTTCAGTGTCGAAAAAATTCAACAAATCTTGTGCTGTCTCTAGCGCCATTATCTAGTTTTCAAATCTTTAGCTGCTTTATCGGATTTGGCTTTGCTTTTACCCTTTACACCTTCGACACCTGCTGCCTGTAAACCCTCATAGTCTTTAGGATTACATTCAAATAAATCACCAGCATCGTACCAGTTTCCGTTATAGCATACTTTTCTTGTAGCTGTTACTTCCATTATTTACTCTTCTTTGGTTTAGCCTTGGCTGCCTTGCCAAAACCTTTTGATTCCCATTCTGAAACTTCTGTTTCAAGCAACTCTACCACATCGCCTGATAGGTATTTGTCACCTGCATAATAAAAAGTCTGATTGACCTCGAATTTAATTCTTTTTTCTTTCATATTTCGATTATACATAAAAAAGGGCTACCGAAGTAGCCCTAGTCATTAAGTGTTACTTAATTAAGTTGTGACAATGTCTTTGATTACTGCAAAGGCATTTTCATCTCTGATTGCTACGTCCATATCTTGGAAGAAGGCAAGTCTAGTAGTACCTGCACTTGAACCAGTAAACGGATCAACCACAACGTCAACACCTGAGTAATAGCCAAGTAAGACTTGACTGAAATCACCAAATATCAAAGCTGACAAGTTGCTACCTGAACCTTTGGAAAGGTCAGATGGCACTAATGATGATGATAGATAGTCATATCCCAACATTGTATTGTTTGGCTCTAATATGAAGTTACCTTCAACACCACTACTTTGTTTTGAAGTAGTTCTTAATTTAGATGTAACTTTAGAGTTACCTAAGAACTTAGTTGAGGCATCATTTCTTATAGCATTATCCTCTTCTACTGCTTGAATCAATTCAACAATATTGGTATAAGCTATCGCCGCACCATTTGAGCCAAGACCTACCACATTGTTAGATACAGAAGCAATGATACCACTAGGGTGATTACTTGCACCACCTTCGATAGCTACTTCATCAATCTTTCTAGCAAAAGTATTGATAATATCTTCTCTCAATACAGCTTCGACTGACGGATCAGATTGAAGCATAAGCTTCCTTGAAACATCTATAAATGCTGCCAAGGTTTTTGGAGACATTGTTACTTGTGCAAAAGTAGCCGCACCTTCACTTGGTGCTGCATTTTCTGCTACAAAAGCTGAGTTTGTGACAGAAGCAGATAGTTTTGGTATCGCTACATCACCTTTTAAGCCTTGTAGTGTTCTTGCACCAGCTTGTCCAATGACTAATTTTGCATAAACAGCTTCGATAAATTCATTAGCAAGATGATCTGTACCTTTTAAGAAGCCACCGCCACTGTTTGATCCAACTGTTTGGTCTCTTTTGCCAAAACCAATGTTAGTTGGCATATAAAACCCTCTTGCTGCTTTACCTGTTCTGTGAGCAATTTCGTCTGATACTTCTCTTTCGAGACCTGTTAAATTGCCTGTTGCTGATTCTTGAATAGCTTTGAGCAAAGAGTATTCTCTTTTATCTTCAGTTTTCATATCAACGTCAGAAGGTAAATCAAGAGGTTTGCTTTCTAATGCTTTCAAAAGTTCATTCTGAAAT